GTTGAACTGCCCAGCAAAACCCAAGCCGGCCGAGTGTTGGTTCGACCAAGTCTTCCCGCGGTTGTCAGACCACCGGAGCATCGCTTGCGGCTGGCGGGGATTGCCGCTCCCGTCTGTGAGCGGAGGATCGGGAGCCTCGCCAGTATCAAAGTCCACCACCAACTGCGTGTGGAACTTCCACTTCATCTCGTCGCCCACTGTCGGGCTTCTGCGGAGCCGGCGAATGCTTGTCCCGTTATCAGTCAGGTTCTCGTAACTCAGTTGGTACAGATTCGGAGAATTCCAGTCGCCTACGAGGTGCTTTCCGAAGACGTAGACGTGATTCCAGCTCCAATGCGGCTGATAAGTACCGTTGGCTTCGTTCCATGTTGCTCGTTTGTGCCAGAGACCCTCACCCACATCGAAGACCCATGAGCAATCGGATCCCGGTACAAAAAGCACCCAGAAGAGATGTCCTCGGTCCTGATATGAGTAGGAGACGAGACTGGAGACGTTGGTTTGACGGGAGAGCCACACTTCGACAGCGTGAGTTGAAACCCGAACAGGTGTATATCCATTACTCCTCCATGCCATCAAAGAACCGCGCTCATCCTGCCCAATCCAGAAGATTGAATTGTCCAGCCGAGCGGGCCCGAAAGTCGCTGCGGATCCTGTCTCGAGCAAAGCGCCGGATATGACGTCGAAGACCTCGAGGCTCCCAGTATCCTGATAGGGCTGCGCGCGTCCGGCGCCGAAGACCCATAGCTCCCGATGGTTGAATATGATCGAGACGATATTTCCGGCGAACACTGAAACCTCATTGACCAACGTTCCAGGCCAGGTCGTACCATCCAAAACCTGCGACATTTGGAACTTATTCGAATTCTGGAACATGACAACGAAATACGTATCCGAGCAATCGCAGTAAACCGGAACCCCGGCCAGCTGGGACGTAACGTTCAGGAGTCGCGGGCCGATGTTTTGCCATACCAGCGTTCCAGTTCCATCCAGGGTGACGCCGCCAACCACTTGATTGAAGTTTGGTTGCGCGGCGCCAGAGGTGCCAGCTTCATCGTCCCACGGCGCCTGATATGTCCAAACCACTGTCCCGTCGGCAGTCGTACCCGAAGTGTTCCATGTCGGTACGGATGCCGCGGAGGTGCCGGCCGTCGTAACTTGCTGAACATTCCCGTTGGCATCGACTATCTGCGTCCCCAGCGCATAAAGCGTTTTCGCAAACCATGCGTTCGCCGTGGCTTTCTGGAAAAAGCCGTTCGGATCCAGGATCAACGATCCGACCGAATAGCTGTTGTTCGCCACCCACGCCTGAGAGGTCAAATTGAAGCAATACGCCTGCCCGCCAGAGACGATGAGGACCTGAATTCCATTCGACACCAACACCGCGGGATTAGCGTCGATCGCGACCGCTCCCCAAACTTGCTGCGTGCCATCGGTAAAGTATTCGATGAACTGATTGTTCGCTACGGCGAAGGCTCTGCCATTGATTTGGCACTGCCCGCGCACCGGCCCCGCAGGGAATGCCGTGAAGACTGAAAGCCCTGGAGTGCCGAAATAGCTCTTGACTCCTGACGCCTGCTGGCCGCCGTACGCGCTGATCGCCACTTGTGGAGAGCCTGATTCGTTCGACTCGGCGAACCAGTTGATCGCTTCTTCGTCAGCTACCGCGCTGGACTGGACCGTGTAGCTGGGACCAATGAACCCGAATCTCACTGGTTCGGGCCGCCGCTGTAATAGTTGAAGTCTCCACGCCTCCCGACTCCAGGCATGCCCGCATCTCCAGTCGTGCCGCGGGGAGACTTGATGTTGTTCGTCTCAATCGTCCGAATAGACTCCGCCCAGAGCTTCGCCAGATCCGGCGAGATTGGCTTCGCGTACATCGGGCCCAGACTCACCGCCAGGGAGTAGACAATCGCATCCCAATAGCCAGGAGGAAGAGAGAACTGCTGCGTGTAGCCGGTATATTCTCCCAGCACGCCGCGCGACTCAATTCGCACCTGGTTGACCTGCGTCGGCACCGGCCAGAAATACAGATTCCCATTTCCCCAATCCGGCGAATAGTAGCAGTCCGTGGGAAGCGTCGATGTCAGGTTCTTCACACGCTGCTCGGCCCACCACGCATCGTCCCGCATGTTGATCGGGATCTCGACCTGCGTTGGCGACGTGCTGTTGAGGATCAGCGACATCGACCGGATCTCCACCGGCCGCTGGTTGCAGTCAAACATTGCCCCTGGGCCAATCGTGACAGGCTGGGTGTTCACCGGCAGCGTGTAGACGGTGAATGCAATGTTGTAGATCATGGTTCGCTTCGCGTTGAAGCGGTCAATCAGCCTTTGTAGCTTCTGCAGCACGGTCGCGGAGTCGTCCGGAGACGGTTGCTCACCTGGAGACAGCGCCCCGATCTCTTGGAGCGCTGCCAGTACCAGTTGATTCACGGTGACCGTGATGGAGTTTGCGGGGGTTGCCAACTACGCCGCCTCGCCCTCTTCTGCAGGGAAGTTCTTTTCGTCGGTCACAACGGGCTCGCCGGGATAATCCAGACCTTCGCCGGTCGCGGCGGTCCAGTCGCCAGCATCACCATCGATGCCGCTCGACTTCGCCTGGTACGGGTGGTCTTTCGAAAAGCCTTCGCTCTCAAGCTTCTCCAGCTCTTCCTGCGACTTGGCGATGCAGCTCCTGACAACCTTTTTTAGCTCGACCGGAGGCTTTACCGGCTTCTCTTGCACCGGTTCCGGCTGAAACTCCTCGTCGACTTCCTTGTATACCATGCGGGGAAACTCTTGAAATTCGGCCATGCTGCCTCCTTAGGCTGCTACGGGTTTGCGGTTGTAGGCGCGCTTCTGCCTGAGGGTTTCGATCTGATCATCCACGCGTGCGGCTTCCGCCTGGTACTGCGGGGAAAGCGGCTCTTCGCGCTCTTCGGTGAACTCAGGAGCTTGCACACTCCATCCAGCTTCGATCAAATCCTGCAGCTCTTCTTCTGATTCGGCGGTCTTATGAAAGACCTTCGCCGGCGTGCTCCGCGTGAGGTCGTAAACCATCATCGGGAACTTTTGAAAGCGGTACTGCTCGCGCGGAGGATTGTTTAGATCGACCGTAGACATCGGCTTGCGGTCGGCGTCGAACTGCGCCACGATCTGACGCATCCTTGTAACTTCTTCAAAACTAAGCTCTTGTGGCATAGTCACTCCATAGATGGTGCGCATGTGGTCTTGCTTTTGCTGCTTGGTGAGGCCCGAACGTCTGATTCTTGGCTCTGGAATTGGCATAGGAAAGTGAGGGACGCACCCCGAAGGATGCGCCCCCTGGAGGAAGCTAGTACGCCAGCGCGCCGAGGCTGTACAAGGTGTATGCCGCGCCGTTGCCGGATGCATCGCCCACCGCAGTCACCACCAGCATGAAGCTGCGCTGATTGAGAGTTGCGATGGTGAGGGTATCTCCGCTATTCGCCGTCCCGCCAGCGCCCACCGCGATGGTCAGCGTCGACGTGCCGTTATTGCGAATCGTGAAGAAGTAAGCCTGCCCGATCACCGGCGCCTGCAGCTGAGGAAGCAGCAGCGCCGCGGTGGGAAGAGTATCCGTCTGAGTCGTATTGGCCGTCTGGATAATGAACCCGCCGTTCAGATCCGATGCGAGCAAAGTTCTTGCCCCAGTCGGATACGAAGCGATCGTGATGAGCTCACTGATTGGACCCGAGAAGAACGGAGCTTGCGCCTGAGGCGTAAAGTCCGTGATCACAGGAGCGAGGGTGGAGGGAATGGTCGAGGGAAGATTAGGATTTGCCATGTTTATGCTCCCACGACGCAGACAGCGCCGTTATCTTGATACAGGTTGCCAAGCCCGAACAGGGAATCCATGCGGTTGACCTGCACAGAACGAACCGGGTCCCACGCCTTGACCTTGCGAATCGATAGCCCGGTGTCAGGGTCCTGCGCCGCGCCAGCCTTCTCAACTGCGGACGGAACGTACAGTTTCGCTCCGACAATCGAGAACGCCTGACGGGTGAGACCAAGACCAACCGTGCCAACCTTGCCATTCGGCGTGGTCGTACCAGGCCACAGAGTCATCGCCGCGGCGTTCGCCGGCAGAGCATCCACGTTCTGATACTGCGAAGCAGGTCCGTAGATCGGGGGAAGGATGTTGATCACGTCCACACCACCACCGACAGCGACAAGCGCCTGAGTGATCGTGAAGACCTTGTTCACCGCGTGACCTGGAATACGGCGGGTCATCGGGTTGACGAGGTTCACGCCAGCGAAGGAGATTTTGTCTCCAACGTTGAACGTATCGCCAGCCGTT